TTCTAGCTCTTCAAATGAAGTACACACCTTTACACCGCTTCGTGCTAGCATCAAGTTAAACTTTGCTCCAGGAGGTAACCCTTGACAAAAATAAACAATCGGGACATCATTCGCGTACGCATAACCCGCCTCCCAGATAGTCCCAATATCCTTGTCCCTGGTATTGACTATTAGCCAGTCAGCTGTCTTGATGTGATGTAAGTTGCCATCGAATGTAGCATCTTGTGTTTCTTTAGGCGCATCAGGTGGACACACAAAGATTCTTCTTGGCGATGCCAAGTCAATCCACTCACGTGTATCACAAATCTCTTCTAGGCGTGTTAACTCTTCCGCCTGAGCTGGATTGAACCAACCGGAGGCTAGATAAATCTTAGCTTGCATTACTTCTTTCTCCTTGCAGATCCCCGCATAAAAGTCTGCTTATATTCTTCTTTCATTTCTTGAAATTCTGTCATTAGTGAATCCCACATCGTTGTGAAAATCTTTTCACCAGTACCGTGAGTTCCGTTTAGTTCTTCACGCTTGCACTGATAAATTGTGTCTTCAGGATGATAGTCAAATGTATCATTTTTAGGTTCGGGCTGATACAGATTTGTCCCACGAGAAATCCACTTTTCACCTTCCTTTACACGGAAAGTCTTGATATAGTGGATATCAGGCTTTTCAAAGTTAAAAACCTGTGTAAGCTCTGGGATTGCTTTGCATGCCTCAACAGCCATCCTTGCAGCGAGAATATTATCTGCAGCTGGTTGGATTTGACGATCTTGTCGCTGATTTACGAAGCCAATTAAGTCCTTGAGATTCAAGCGCATATAATAAAATGAAGTCATACATTTAGGAAGAATCATTCGTGAGTCCATCATTGAAATTACCTTGGAGTCAGTCATGTCTGAATACAACGCCTTTGAATCTTCAACAATTTTCTTATAGCGCTCTAAGAAGTCAGGTGAATTTTCAACTGATTCCGGAATGACTGCAGCATCACCTCGAAGATCTCGATCACCCGTACACTGAGCTGCAAATGATCCTGCGCGGTGCCGAATGATGTGTGTCACTTCTTGAAATGACAACCCTGAAAGTCTGAATGTGAAGCCGAGGCATTCCATAGGAGTAGGAAGTGCCCTAAATTGCAGTACGTCTAAGAGATTCTTGCTCTTAATGTCTTCAGCAGCTTTATCTGGATTGATTTCATCAGGCTGATCAGCCCATGTAGCCTTGACATAGTGCCACGCAACATTTCGTGCTTGATCAGTTGTAGGTGCATCAATTAGTTCAATTTTTAACGCATCCAGATTGTTGTAAAAGCGTGTATTAGGCCGCTGGCCGAACTTCAGGTCCATAGGAAGTTCAATAGGTGGTAGTTCTTCATTAATTGGCATAGATTGTCTCCTCGATTTTTTAGATGATGCCGGGTGAATTAAATGTAACACTCATGAGCAAACTGTTCATTTTTTAATTAGGTATTTTTCAATTAAATTAATTGCCTCATGATATCCTTCTCTGGCGTATGCTGTGTCACCTTTTTCTAAGAATAGACACAAAATGACTTCATCCCACACACTGCTTATAATGTGCTCCGGGACTCCTTTCTGTACTTTCTGCAAATCGCTAGATGGACACGGTTGACCTGCAACCATTTGATCAACTATGTTTCTTAGATAAGATTGCATCTACATAATCCTTTGTAGTCTTTACAATATCTGCATGGTCATCAATGTACAGAACATTTTTTCGACCGCGGACTTCTTTGTTGTAAGATGTTGAGGGAACGATAACATCGATTCCGTGCTTGGCATACTCACTAGCATGTTTAGCAGAGTCATCGATTGCAAAGACATTTGTCTTTCCGTAAAACTCTTGATCAGATAGCCACCTAAATTTCTCTGCAGAAAATGCAACAGAATCTGCTTCGATCCCGTGCCTTGCCAACCAATCAAACGTATCATAGTAGCAAAACAAGCTGTCTGCCGGTCGAGCTGTCAAGATTTGCATCCAGAAGCCTTTTGACTTGAGGTCATTAAAAACATCAACGAAACTTTTGTTAGGCTTTAGAGAAGCAAACAAGCGGCTTCTAACAAACTCTCGAAATACTTCTTCACTGTCAATATTATTTTCGCGGAATGCTGTCGTATTATAGTATTCTGGTGTGTTGGGATCAATAACAATCCCTGTATGAATCGTAGCAAATTCACAGAATGCTGATCTGAATTCAGCCAAGACGTCATCCATGTCAAACAGTACAACGTCTTGGCCTTCCCACTTATTATTCTCTAGGGTATGTCTATAGTGCAGGAAGTCATCTTTCTGGGTCAGAGCACGTGTAAATTCTTCGCCTGAAATCTCCCACAGATTGAGAATTGCTAGCAAGTATCTATAGGCGTCAACTGTCTTGAATAGAATTGCCTCATGATTTACAGGTTTTTCGGTGAGCCTGTGATCTTTGTAGTTAATCGCAGAGCCTAAATCACTAACCTCACCGTGTAGTGAAACAACAAATGTCTTCATCATCTGCTGCTTCTCTTCAGAAGTCATATTTTTAGGCTGAAAAAACAAGTCAGAAAACTTCTTTTGCAAAGCAGCTGCACTCGTTGTATTGTTCCAATCATTCATATCACAGCCTCCAAGCTGTCAGGGTAAACATTAAAGCAGACTTCTCCATCCAACAAAACCTCATACGTTCCATTATGAGAATAGAAGCACAAAATGATTCCATACGTAGTGTCATTTTCAATAGATAGTGGCATCGAACCCATATCAGTTGAATAATTGCACTGCGTGCTTTGTTTTAGTTTTACTAGTTTGCCATTACACATCACAATAAAAATATAGACATCTTTCCTCAAAAGTACAAAATGCCAAAAACACAATATCTACGTGACAATGCTGAAGAATTTCTTAATTCACTCACACACGCTGTGACCCTGGGCATTGCAATTATGTGTACATTTATTTTGACAGAAAAGAGTCATTCAGCCGGTTCTGCTGTCTGGCCGTACTACCTGTTCGGAATATCGATGTGCACAACATTTTTAGGCTCTGTACTATATCACGGTGCACTAGACCCTATTATAAAATCTAAGTTTAGAATGTTCGATCTGGTATCTATATTCATAGCAATTGGCGGCGGGTTTATTTCATTCTTCAGGATCATGTTGCCTACGAATGAATTTATTCTATATTCTAGTTTGTCAATTCTTTTGACACTTTTTTGTGTATTTGTCAAGTTTAAAGTCTTCAAAAACTCTAACAACTTTCTTCCGTCACTAGGTGTTTATTTGCTAGCTGGATGGTCTAATATCTTGTTCTTGTTCGACTCTTCATGTCTTGCATGCCCAAAGACTTCGGCATTAATATTGTCAGGTGGGGTCGTTTACACGGTGGGGTCAGTTTTCTATCTGTACGACTACAAAAGATACTTCCACACAATATGGCACTTGTGTGCATCATGTGGGTTTATCCTGCACATCAGTGCTCTGATGTTAATGTTGCCTTAGAATTTTGTCTGTATAGAAATCAACATGCTGTTGTGTTGACTGATCGATGTCGACGTTGTCCATCTTGTTTCTTTTGCAATACTCATAGATATAAGCACTCATCTTTGATCTAAATGCTTCTAAGTCAGTCTCTTCTATTCCACATAGAACTTCCTCAATTCTAGCATCAATCTCTCTAAAGTCATTTAAGTGATCCTCAGGGGTGTCATGTAGCTGTGCCATGTCAATGTCTTCATAGCATCGCTGTACTACATGTTGCATCTCATGGGAAAGTATACTCTGAATTGATTTCTTAAAATGCTCTGCTTTTGACTGTTTAACATACTGACTGTTTATGCACGCAACAATCTCAACTAATCCGTCGTCGTCGCGCAAATCTAAAGTATGATAATAATAGCCGTCAACATCTAGTGCTGGTGACTTTACAATCTTTATCTCAATTTCAATACCTGGGAATGTATCAAAAAACTCTCCTGAAAGCCTGTCGCCCATTACCACAACTTCCTTTCCGACTACTGTTTCAATACAGTCACCGTCATATGAGTAAATAGTCTCAACGATGTTGTCCGGGGTTTGAAATACTCTATGTGCTACTAAGTCAGCAATTTGACCAGCACAAGAATGAATATCAAAACGTCTTGCGTGGACTAATTTTTGTCTAATAGAATGACTCATCTTACACCTCTCTAAGCGTTTTCAGCCATTCATAAATATGTTAGTATCCGGATTGAAGTCTTTTGTGAATGATGTTATCCTTCTTGACGTACGTGCTATAAAGTTCATCTGACGTCACGCCAGTTAGCACTAATATTGAGAAAAAATAGTTAAAAGCATCTACTATCTCTTCTAGGAATTCATCGTGGTCGAACTCTGTGATCTCGGTTGATCGGTGTGGCTTCCAGTTTTTCAAGTGACCTAGGGCCTCAAACATCTCTTCCACACCCTTAAGTGCAGTATCTCGCAAGAGCTGCTGATTTTTCTTTTCACATATGTCAACAGGCCACTCTGGATAGATTTCCGGCTTGGCATTTTTCATTGCTATCATAAAGTCATGACGCAACCGAAACATTTCGTCTAGCTTGTCCATTTACTTCTCCGAAGCTAAGCTCTGTGCTCTCTTAAGCATAGATGCAATTTCTTCTTCAATTTTCTCTGCGTAGTCAGGCGACGTACAAAGTTCATTTTCTCTAGTTACACACTGAATTGTCCTCAAATGATCGTAGATATCAGTGCCAGTTAGGATGGCAACCTGGATTAGTTTTGCCATTGTCGCTACTAAATCATCTGAAAATACGTACGTCTTGTTAAGATCAGTCATTTTTGTCTCTCCTTCTTTAAATTAAATCTGTACTGACGGTACCCAGTGGGTAGTTCTTCCGTCTTCTGTTTTTTCCTTGACAACATCGTTACCGTCTGGATCTTGCTTTTTATCGTATACAGCAAATCTGGAGCTGTAATCACCAGTAGTCCCGTCGAAATTCTTATAAGTCCTTAGAGTAGCACCGCCACTATGAAAGCTTTCTTTTAGTACTGTCTGAATTGAGCGGTTTAATACTAACAAGTCGCTGTCGGATAAGCTTTCGACCTTTCTATGCGGTGAAAGCTTAGATAGCCACAACGACTCGGCTTTTACATAGTTGCCGACACCTGATATCACACTCTGATCCATCAGAGCCTTAGCTAGTGACCATTTCTTTTTTCTGGTAATAGACTCAATAAACTGGTCGTCTGTAACGTCTGAGAGCATGTCCGGGCCTAGTGATTCTAACTTCTTAATGAGCGTTTTTTTACCTGCTGTGAATTTAAGTGTTCCAAAATTTCGCTGGTCGCTGTAATAAACGTTGCCGCGTGATGTCTTAAATACAACTCTTGTATGCTTCGTCTCTGTATCTGACCAGTGACCTGTCATGCCTAGTGTACTATGAATGTATGTATCGTTAGAAAGAATCCAATATAGAAACTTGCCATGAACACCGACCCCTATAATTTTTCCAGGAAGCTGCCCCATAAAGAAATCGATACCGTCAGGTTGTTTTTTAGTATATCTACCTGACAGTATTTTAATTTCTTCTAGTGACGATCCACTTACCTTCTTAGCTAATGACTCGCCATATTTTCTAACTTCTGCGCCTTCAGGCATTATTATTCCCTCTTGTTAGTAGTCAATACTGTCGTCTAAGTCAACACATATGTCTAGGGTCAAGGTATCATGATTTAATACAGCTTGAGGCCTGGTTACCTTTAATAAGATCGGCTCAAAAGATGCATCAATTTCTAGTGCTAGCTTCTTAGCAATCATTTCTCTAGCAGAGTACGACCCAAGATTAGTCTGGTCTTTTGCATATCTATCCAGCACTTTTAGAATTTTTGCTTCAAGAATACTCACTGTTTCTCCCTCGCTAATACATGTGTCAATAATAGACTGTTTAGCACAAATGAACAACTAGCGGATTAACTTTTTAGGTCTAGTCCCAGGTTTTCTCTTGGAGCGACGGCTGGATCCATCTTCAGGAGTTTGCGGATCTTCGTGGTGTAAGACAATGTCTCTTAGCAGTGTAGCAGATACTGGTGGGTGTCCTGTCTGGCGCAGGTATGCATCTAGAAGTCTTACTCTCATTTCAACATCTCCGACAGATGTTCCCCACATCCACACAAAAGATTCTGACATTCCTTTAACTTCAGACTGTATTTTTTGAATTGCTTTTGAGGCGTATGAAAGTATCTCATCTTCAGCTAGTCCCAGATCTTGAATGTCTATATCTAATGACAATGCTAAACGAAGCATTTCAGGTATATCATCAGCCTCATATGCCTCAGAAGCGCGCTTAAAGATATTATGGAGCTCTTCTCTCTCATCCTCCGGGACTGCCATGTGATCATGTCGATCGGGGTGTGATTCCATAGCTATTTTTCTATACAGCTTTTTTTGTGGCACATCCGGGGCAGCATCATCATTAACTTGCTCTTCTAACGCTTTTTCAGACTTTTTTTGTTCACAATATTCTGCAGCATCATCAATATTTTTCTGGAGACGCTGTTTGTCCTGCTGAACTTTTATGTTTCCTCGCGCGATTCGAACTACGCGCATAAAGTCTTTTTCATAGTCAGAAAATATTACTTTTCTGTCGTCCAAGTCTTCGCCTAAAAACTTAAGCTTTCTGTAAGCAGACCTGAGAACATACTGTTGCATCTCTAATCTTCTTCGGCTAGCGGATCATGAACTAGTAGTTGCGGAGTACTTTTGTCAGGGCTGTATAGATCAGCTAGTACTTTTTTCGCTTGTCGCATATTTTTCAAGCTCTCTGGGCGTTCGCCAATTTTTCTAGGTTTTTCTGGGTTAATTGATCCACTCTGAATTCTTTGTGCTATATCATCTACTCTAATCTTTTGCGCATGTGCCCTAGATTCTTCAGCAGCGCTAGACAGCTCAGGGAGTATAGTCATTAAGGCATGTTTTTTGCCGACTGTAGTCATTAGAAGATTGCTGGCAGTTTGCTTTTCCATTGCTACCTTTTCATGAATAGCCCTGAGCTTATCTATAACCAGTCTATAAGCAGCTTCATAATCTGGCGCACTTGAAGATGCCACTACAACCTCATTAATAATGGGTACAAGCCTTTCATATAAGTGAATAGAAAGCTTTGCGTCTGCAGTGAGCTTGTCAATATCTATTCCTTGTATTTCTTTTTTTACTTTGTCTTCTAGGTCTATAATGCTAGACATTTTTTGCTCTCCTGCAGACGTCTACTAGATCTAAGCCCGCGCAGTCTATCTTTCGCTTGGTTAGATGATAATGACTTACAAACCCAGCAAATCTTCCGGATGCTGCATCTGGTGATATGGTCTCCACATGACGCCCCATTGAATCTGTTGGACTCTCTAGTGGTATGCCTAGTTTTCTATTGATTGCTTCATATAATGCTGCTAGAGCATCAATCTGGACATCGTAGAAGCCTAGAAAGTCCTTCATCTTTGAGCCGTGACATTTTACGCCGGACATTACTGGTCTTTCACCTAGTCCTTGCTTAACATACCACTCCTGATATTTTGGGTAGTATGCGTTAGATATCTCGACACCTATAGAGTCATGATTCCAAGATCTAGAGCCGGCTTGCCACGCAGCATGCTGAGTGTCTAGCGTCTGAAATATTGTGCCGTCGTTATCAATGCAGAAATGAACTGAGAGGCCTCTCTTTTTCATGATTTTGGCGCAAGAAGACGATGACAATGCTGCATCCCAATGAGTCACAAAGAAGTGTGGATCTCTGTCTGATCTGCCTGCGTAAGAAGAATAAGTACCCTCACTGCAGCTAAATCCATCAGGCTCATCCCACAAAACAACCTTGTCCCACTTTATTTCATAAAAGTTTCCATTGTGAACTAGATGATTTGTGTCCGCTAAAGAAGGTCTAGGCTCAAATGTACTAATCTTGCTTTCGCGTTCAGTCCACACTCTTCGAAATGTTTGTGGGCCCACTAGACCATCTGACTTGATACCTAGTTTGCGTTGCCACTTTTTTACCGCGTCGACCAACATTTCATCAAATCCTGATGCGCCAAACCACTCTGGCTGCCACCCTAATTTTTCCGAAGAGCACTGATTATAAAAGTCTTTGTCCATTTTAGTCTAAGTCGATATCAATTTTTAAGTTAACTCTTAGAGACGGTACTCTTAGCTGATTAGCTAGTCCATACTTCTTAGCTTCATCTGCATCCAGAAACCAATCTGCATGCTTTTTCTTATCGACTAGCTTCATGAAGTAGTCATCCTTTTTGCCACAATTTCTTGCCATCATGGTATAGATAATTGTGTTAAGACGATCTGCTTCTTTGGCACCCGCCTTAAGCTCTTCTACTTTACCAAAGTCCATACTAGAGACATCGTGAATCATGACTGTTGCGTTTGGGTCCATAAACCTCAAGCCTTCTTCACCACAAGAAAATAGAATAGCTCCGCAACTCATAGCCTTACCTTCCACAATTGTGGCTACAGGTAAATCTGAGTGCTTGATTGCTGATACCATTGCCATCAGGCTGTACACCTGTCCGCCGTATGAATCGATTACTACTGGTATTACTTTTTGACCTGTGTTGTGCGCTCTTGCAATGTCTTGATCAAACTTCTTAGCTGCTTCTTCATCAAACTTATTAACCCTTACGATAACTGGATTGTAACGTAACTCAAGTTCTTTAATTTTTGGATCGTATTGTGTTGTCCACTTCATTATAACTCCTAACTACACTTTGAATGACCACAATTAGCACATGTGACACAACCCTCTTGATAAATTAGAGAGTTCTCTGTATCACATGCTTCACATACTTTACTTCCTGATTTTGTTCCATCTGCAATATATTTCTTAAGGCATCTTGCAATTACTTTAGAGAAACTAAAAAGATCAGCGTCTTTGTCTTTTTGTAGCTGCTCAACAAGATACTGAATTGGCGCTCCATGGCGTAATGCCAAAGAAATCGTTCTAGTATAGCCCGCATAGTTTGGATTGTCAAATACCTTCACGATATCTTTAACAACCAGCAGATCATCGCCTTCTCCAACAGTAAGGTCGTAGATTGATGCTGTAGTTTTGCGTAACTTCTTTGCGATAGTGCCTGTCTTATACTTCCTGGGGATCTCTACATAATGAGATAGACCACCCATAACTTCATAAGGGCGCCCATTCATAATTCCAACTAGGATTGTCCATCTTTCGCCTTTAATTGTGGCAATGTGGATATCACATTCTAGAGTTTCGGTTCGCTTAGGAGAGGACCTTTCTTCAAAAGAACCCTCTGTCCTGCTGGTTTCTCCCACCAAAACTCCTGATCTGCAGCCATCTCGATAGACTGTCACACCCTTACAGCCTAGCTGCCAGCCGGTCATATAAACATCTTTGACAGTTTCAATGGATGTATCCTCAGGTAGATTCGTAGTATTTGAAATAGCATGACAAATCCAGTTTTGTGCTGCAGCTTGCATTTTGACTTTTTGTGTCCAGACAATTTCGTTGGCTGTTGCTTTCCAGTATGGTGACATCTTTTCGTCTTGGAGGCCGGTTGTTTCCATCCATTCACGATATGCGTGATGGTACACAGGATACTCTTGCCAGGCATCGCCAATATCATCAACAAAATCAATGCGAGCATTAGGTTCGGCTTCTGCATTAATCTTTTTGCGACGCATGTACTTCAACAAAAAAGCAGGCTCGATACCACTAGTAGTCTGTGTAAGTACAGAAACTGAGCCAGCTGGTGCTGTAGTTGTCAACGCGATGTTTCTGCGTCCTGACTTTGCGTGCAAAGCTGCCAGCTCTTCATCAGCAGCAAATAATCGAGAAAGATATGGATGACCCTCCTCCTTGTCTTTGTTGTAGACAGGAAAAGAACCACGCTCTTCTGCCAGAATACATGATGATTTGTATGAATTAAGTGACAGACACTTGTAAATTGTTTCTACAGTTCTGATCGACTCTTCACTTCCGTATCTGATTCCTAATGCGGCTACTGCATCTCCGACTGCGGTTACGCCTAGACCTGTGCGTCTGCCTCTTAAGGCTTGTGACTTTATTGATTCCCACATTTCCCTTTCTGTCCGCTTTACAGAGTCAGGCTCAGGATCATCGATAATTTTTTGAAGAATTTTATCAACTTGCTCAATCTCTAGATCAATCATATCGTCCATAAGCCTTTGAGCTTTTTGGACTACTTCGCCCATCTTCTCATAGTCAAATGTTGCAGATGGTGTAAAGGGACTCAAGACAAAGCTCTTGAGATTGACTAGCATAAGCCTGCAGCTATCATATGGGCTCAAAATAATTTCACCACATGGATTAGTACTAACAGACCCAAAACCTTCATCTTCATAAATGTCAGACGGTGTCATTGTTTTTGCATTATCCCAAAAAAGCAAACCGGGCTCGGCGCATGCGTGGGCACTTTCAATAATTTCGTGCCATAAATCTTTAGCGTCGATAGTACTAGTAACTACAGGTTCAGAAGAGTCAACAGGCCACTGGAGCTTAAACTCTGTCTCATCACGAACTGCATGCATAAAGCTATCTGTGAGCCTAACTGAGAGGTTTGCACCAGTAATTCGTGTTAAGTTACGCTTAATACGAATAAAGTCTCTTACTTGTGGGTGAAGCACTGATATCGTAATCATTAGTGCACCCCGTCTGCCGCCTTGAGCAACTTCACGGCAAGAATTACTATACCTATCCATAAAGACTTCAATACCATCAGTTGTTCGAGCACAATTACCTGTGTTTTCGCCTTTAGGTCTAATGCTAGAAATATCAAAGCCTACGCCGCCGCGGCGCTTGGCAATCTGTACTAACTCTTGATCTGTCTTGAGGATGCCGCCATAGGAGTCATGAGGAGAGTCGATAACAAAGCAGTTTGATATTGATTGTATCTGATGGGGGTTGCCAATGCCAGACATGGGTGAGCCTTGTGGTACCACATATTTGAAGTTTGCAAATAGATTGTAGATATCATCTTCACTCATTGAGTTCGGATATTTTTGTTCAATCCTGAAAAACTCAGACGCTAAACGTCGATGCATGTCATCGGGCGTCTTCTCTTGAATGTTCCCATCCTTATCAGTTAGTGCATATTTTGTCAAAAATACGTTAGCAGCTAAATCGTCGCCACCAAAGTATTCTACACACTGTCTGAATGCTTCATTGTACTCATTGTTGTTGCTCATGCTCCGCTCACTTCTGACCACTTTTGTTTTAATAATGTTTTCATGCTAGTTTCATCCTGCTTGACTGCTTCGTTGAGCGTCATGTGGCTCTCGTCTAATATCTCAATGGTAGACTTAGCAGTGTCAATGTGTACCGGAAAAACTAAACCATCACGTCCTGCGCGATTTTTTGCTACAAATAGTCGGCCACCGCCTGTAGCTTTTTCCATAGGTTTTCTGGATATCGAGATAACTAGATCAGCCACCATTGCTTTCCCGTATGCCTCGGCCATGTTTTCTAAGCCTACGATATCAGACTTAGCTGAGTCTCTGTTAGCTTGAGATGCTGTCCAGACAGGCACGTTCATGTCCATAGATAGATTTCTTAGTTCTTCATAGATCAACTTGAGCTCATGCCTTAAAGAATCATATGCCCTCGTCGACCTCATAACATCTGCATAGTCAATCACAACTAGACTGGGCACAAAACCCTTAAGTGCTAGTTTCTCAAGGTGATTTCTAATAGTAATTACAGATGCTGACCCTGTAGGATACTCTTTGATAATAAGGCGCCCGAGATCCAGGTGTTCGTATTTCTTTATGACAAAGTCTTTATTGTCGGGTACCTCATTACTAGGGATATCACAGAAATTGGAATCATAACGAAGCCCTACAGAAAGCTCTGAGAGCTCAAATGTATAGTGTACAACATTCTTTCCAGCTCTCAATGCATTAGCTCCCATTGCTACTAACCAGTGAGACTTTCCTACACCAGTGTTAGCAGTGACTACACCAATTTCTCCTCGCCCAAGGCCTCCCTGTAAAATATCTTTTGCGTCTAAACGCTTGAGACCTGTTGGACATACTTGTCGTCTAGACTTGACAAACCTTGCCTCTAAGTCTTCAAAAAAGTCATGTCCTACTGATGAGGGCATACCCACTGCAACTGCATTCTTCATTAAGGTCACAACACTGTCAAACTTATCAGTCGAGACCAATTCTACAGCCTGCTCTAAAGCATCTTTAAAAGCTTGCCGCTTGCAAAAATCTAGTGACTTTTCTTTAACATACTGTAAATCTGAAACGTTGGGACTTGCTTTTGTCCTGTGCAAAAAGTCTACAACTTGATCACGTAATACTGTGTCATTTGTTGCTGTAAGCTCTTCTTTGATAATAGACACCAACAAGCCTAGCGTGGGAAAACACTTATATTTTCTGTGATATGCAAAATATTTTTCAGCTAGATAGCTCAAGGCTTTTATCTCAAAGTAGTCTGGGCTCATGACTTCAGTCATTTGTGAAGCCCAGCCGTGATCAGATATTAATCCTTGAAATATTGTTTCCTGAAATTGTTTGCCATACTGCGAAAAGAGTCCGGAGTGGTCTGCGTTATTTTCGGGCATATTATTCATCAAGTCTCACTTGCAGTTTTTGATTGCGACATAATAGGAATCAACGTCAAAGTTATTAACGCCCTCTCTCATTAACATTCTCATTAGAGCTATCTTATTACGCTTAGCTTCAAAAGAATCAATTGTGTATTTAATTTTTTCAATTTGTTGCCCAGACAAGTTTGTAATGTCTAGGTACATTAGTTTCCAGTTTCTTAGTGCAACATCAGAATTTTCGACTATAGAGTCTAATACTTTAAGCTTTTTTGTCTCTAAGAGTTTTTCAGCCATCGTGACTACATCTCTAACAGATACATGCTCATCGCTTAAGAGTTCTGGAAATCTTTTTGCCAATGATTTAAACCCTGCATGAGGAACACCTTTGAGACCGTCTGAAGGATCGCCTATAAACGCTCTTGCTGTAACAATATTAGATACAGATACACCGAATTTCTCTTTAACTTTTTCTGATGTTATATACGTTTTTTGGCCTGGTGACCACTGTGTTACTCTATCATCGATAAGCTGATATAAATCTTTATCAGATGAAACAATCACACATTTGTGATCTCTATACTGATATTTCGTCATATATGCTATGGCATCATCAGCCTCACATTCGGTAACATATACTTGTCTTACAGGTACGTGTCTTAAAGCTTCGACCAGTAATGCAACTTGTCTATTTCTGTTACCGAATGTGTCAGGTATATCTTCATAGTATCGATTTAGCTTTTGAGGCCTTCGACCTTGTTTGTAGTCAGAGAATATTGCTCTTCGACGTGAAGAACCGCCGCCTTCCCAGACAACAACAATTTGTGCAGGAGAACATCTTTCACTCAAAAGGCGTAAACCCTTAAGAAAACCTACAAAGCCGCCCAGATGATGACCGTTCTGGCTCATTGTAGGATTAACGACAAAATGTCGTGTAAAGAAATTCAACCCGTCAATTATTAAGACAGGCTTATCAATCATTTTAACCCTCAGGAGAAATCAGCTGATCCTCAAGTTCAAGTGCTGCTGATCTAACTTCCTCGTATGACTCTAAGTCAATGCTCTGCTGGGACCTTCTTACTAGAGCATCTTCTAGCATTAATTCAATATAAGAACTGTACTCAGGATCATCAATGACTTCACCAAAATCAGCCTTATAAAACTTCTTCTCTGCTATTACTTCGCCTGTTTTTTGACTACAAACGATTAGCTTTTTCCACGCGCCGGTCCCTGTCATCTCAATAATTTTGCCATCTTGTTCTGTTTTTCCATGCTTCCTTAGAAGATCAAACATTTGCTCGTGTTCTACGATGCCTCTGCCAAAATGAATTTCAAAATTAACAGTACGAAATGGTGGGGCGACCTTATTTTTAATTGTCTTAGCTGAGACATTGATGCCAATTACTTCTTTTTCTTTGTTGGTAATTGGTTGTCCCGCGCCAAGCTTAATGCGTACAGATGAGTGGAAAGGAATAGCTTTTCCGCCGGGTGTAGTAGTTGGATCACCGTACATGACACCAATCTTAGTTCGAATCTGATTCAAGCAGATCATTAGTACATTTTGATTTGCAATAATGCCTGTGATCTTTCGCATTCCCTTTGAAATAGCTCTTGCCTGAAGACCTATTGATTCTTTGTCATAGTCGCCTACCAACTCTGCCTTTGGAGAAGTTGCTGCAACAGAATCCCAAATAATAGTAATGGGTACACCCTTGTCCATAGCTTTTGCTCTCATAATTGTAGCCTCAGAAATGGACAAAACCTCTTCTGTGCAGTGTGTATCAACATAGACGAATCTATTAGAGATATTAACACCCAACAAAGAAAGATTTTCAACAGATGTTGCATTTTCTGTATCGATATAGACTACAATTCCACCCATGTCTTGTGTTGACTTTGCAATTTGAATTGCAATGTGCGACTTTCCAATGGAAGGAGGGCCGAATATTTCTACAATTCGGCCTTCGGGCAAGCCACCACCAGCTCGATTAGCAATAATGTAATCGAGCTGGCGTGAACCTGTGGATATCCATCGGTTGACATGCGTCGGAGAGTCGTCGTAGGCAAGATTATAAGCTACCTTGTTACCGTGCTCTTTGTTAAGTGATGCAATAAGCTCACTAGTAAAACCATCCTGTTCGGGATACTTTCGTTGTGCCATTTTTGACCCTCTTTAAAATCTTACAGGTCTTCTAGATCAGCAAAAGCTTCGTCTAGAGACTTATACTTTTGACCATCAGACTTTGTAGTGGTTGTTTCAGTTGATGTAGGTGTGGATCCACCAAAGTTGCGAGAAGTGCCGTCGTCGTCGCTCGACTCATCGTCGTTGAGCCAGTCGTTGACAATTTTTTCTAATTCTTCATAAGTCTTGCACGTAAACATTTCGTCTAGACTAGGAATAGAAGCAATGTACTCTTTAATCTGGTCCTTGCTTTCACTTAAGGGTGATTGCTTTCCACGAGGACGAACTTCAGTAGTAGCCCACTGTCGACCGGGTGCCTTAGTACAGACAACCTTAACATCACGGCCCTCATCTGAGTCTGTGATATCACCGTAGTCTTCATCAAGCATGATGTTTAGAAGTGATTGATATACTGTCTTGCCAAAGGCCCAGATACGTACGCCCTTATCCTCTTCACCTCGAACAATAACAGGTGCATAGCATCGCATCTTCGGATATAGCTTTTTAGCTAGCTCGTAAGATTCCTTAGCACCGTCATCTCGAAGCTTAGTAATAAGCTCTTGAATTGGATCAGCATTGCTAAACTGATATGGTGCTAGCAAGCCAGGGTTGTTGCCGATATTATAATAAAACCAACGCTCCTTAAAAGGCTGGCCATCGTTATCGGGAAAAGACAGAAGCCGGACAGTGTGCTCCTCACCTTCTTGTGGTCGCCACATAGTGTTCTGTCGTGAGTTTGTACCTGAAAGCTTATTCAGCTTTCGACGAATTGCGTCAAAATCAATTGCCATTTTTATCTCCTTAATGTGCAATGGTTAATTTTTTATTGCCTGTTATAGTCTAGGCATGACTGATCAATTGTTCAATAATTAGTGTTTATTTGCGGTTTTTCTTGGACTGCTTCTTTTTAAGCCTTTCATATCCAGGATGCTTGGGGCCGGCTCCTACTGGAGTCGTTACACCACCTATAGCTCCTACTCCTGAGAATTCGTCAACTTCTGAATCGTCTCTTTCTTCGATGTCATCAGGTTCTGTCAAAAGATCATCTTTTACTTCTTCTGAGTCTTCTAAAAGACGGCGAATATATTCTCTTAGTAGCTGTAAATTACGCATAAACATAAATATATCTTCTAAAACTTCTTTGCCACTTGTAGGCAATTTGCCAAAGCCGGGGTACTATTTGAGTAGAACCTATTTTCATCGTGCTGTGCACCTTGTGACAGTCTGATTGCGTAAAACTCATCAGGAGTCAGTATTACACCAAAGTGCTGCAACAAGAAAAGAGTTCTATCAGGAACTGTGGCCTTGACAACATCTTCATTATACTTGTAACACTGGCCTAGCTTTTCTCTATGCCAATCAGAGTCTTGCTCAACAAAAAGATTATTCTCTAGCGTGCCTACTTTTCCAATTTCATGAAGGAGGCCAACTTTTAAGATCGATGATATTGGGATATCTAGATCAAACGTACTAGAAATTTTTCTCATATTTGAGGTCACTTCTAGACTCATTTGAATGAGGCCGCCTGCATAGCAGCCTGTGTCGCTATCATGGGTACTATTAGGCGTAGTAATTAAACGCTCGCCTAAATGTTCTAATAGAGAAGTTATATTGTGATCCGACAGACGACCACAAAGCTTTTCATATGTTTCCCAGTTATTCTTTACTGTGTCGAAATCAGGTTGTGACATAAATCCTCCAATGTTTCTATGTTATATTATAGACATCAGAGGGTAGATGTATTGCTATTGTTTTTCAAATAGTACTGTTATCATACCGTTTAGAACACTCACTTCGAGCTCAGATTTTAGCCCGGGCAATAATCCGGCGTTGTAAGCACCTGTTAGTGTGTGTAAGACATAGAGCGCGCCGTCTCGTTCACTAATTTTTCTAGTCGAAACAATAACAACTTGTTGCTCTTCGTCTTCACTAGTCTTGATCTTAGTAATCTTTGCGCCACCGTATGCGGCAGTCATTGTTTCATTTCCAAATATTGCTGATCGTATTAGATTGGAAACTTTGTCAAAATCATTTGCGCCTCCAGGCGCACCTTGGACTCCTAGCCGCTTCATGAGCTCTTGTGGCTTATCATTTGCTAGTGCACCAGCCTCTTTAATTTTTTTCTTGATGCCGCCGCGGCCGATCTTGCCCTTTTTGATCTTTTCTTGCAAAATTACTTTTTTGACTTCTTTTTGCAAGAAACTCTTGAGTTCTTTCATTATAATGCCTCCTCCGTACCTTTAATTATTATTCACCGACGTCATTTTTGTCTCATAAGTGCCAATACCTTCAAGTATTAGCTCTTTGGACATGTTTTCTATTTTATTTTTAAGGCTACAAGATATTTCACAAACTAGCGCGTCGTGAATCATATAGAAGGGCTTAAAATTAGTATCATGATGTTTTAAAGTTTCACATAAGCTGCTAAACATACATATCGCGGCGTCTGACGTTGTAGATTGCATAAAGTGACTATATAGCTTTTGAAGCTCATCTCTTCTAGTCATCAACTTTCTGCCGAATATATTTGTTATGTATCCATCTTTTTTCATGTCTGCAGTTAGTTGTGATTCTATTCTATGCACACCGAAATGCTCTCTTAGTCGACTAATCACCCGCTTGGCTTGTGATTTACTTCCTAGGGTAGATGCTAAACTAGCAGAGCCGGCGCCATAAAGTGCTGAAAGACTTGCAATTTTTACAACTTTTCTTGGAACATCTAAGTTCAAGCTCTTCGCAATATTACTGTATACATCACCCGTGGCTTCTTTTCCTGCAACATACAGCGCTGTTCTTGGCTCAGCAGATACTAAGTCGATTTGAACAATTTCGCATCCGGGTGAGGGTTTGATGATATCACGATATCTAGCAGGCAAAGTAAGAATTCTTGGTCCTTTTTTTACTGTTAATCTACCAGTTGCTGTGCCTGCTTGATCGTATGTTATATAGGGTGCGTGGTGCTTTTCAGGTAAAAACGATCTTAGTGATGCTTCGACTGTCATACCCTTTTCGTTATTACGTATGTAGTTCTGTATCTTGGCTTTATCAATTAGTGGCGGTTGTAACTCTAGAAGAAACTTTCTAATCGTTTTGTATGTTTGATCATACTTGCTAGTTTCTAAAGCACAGACGTTAACTCTGACCCTTTCTAGGACACTGTGTAGCCTAGCCATAAAGTCTTTGTCACCCAGGACCCATCTCCACGGAATATTTGAGTTAATTCCGTCTGGACATAGCTCTTCAAATGCTTTTAAGTGAGAATTAGGGAACATATCGATAGGATCTTCGCCTAAAACTGCTAACAGTGTTTCAACTGAATTCACATGGTTTTTGTCACCCAGTACCCACACGTTACTCGGCACTTTTGTACACCAGTGAACCGAAGCTTTCACACTGTCGGTTAAAAGATGTTGGTCTGTTCCTAGTACTGTATTTTGTATGAGTAATTGCACATACAACTATAAACACATGTGATTAAATGTACAGAGGTAGACTAAGATTCTTCCTCGTCTTTCGATTTGCCCTCGTCGGCTATCACTAGCATTGCTTCCTCGACTTTGTCAGTCATTGCTGTGAACTTACCGAATGTATTGAGTTGAACAAACTTGACGTTTGACTTAAACTCACCTGAAGCTATTGAGTGGTCTATTCCAGTAACAGCATAAACATTATCTGCTGTTGTGCCTGTTCCAAAATCAATAAATATTTGTTGACCAAATCTCCATAATGGGCAACCCATAGTTTCGACCTGCAGCTCCATTGGCGCAACCCTCAGAGGAACACCTGCGTCTCTGTGACCTTGCGGGTCTGTTGATCCACCCTGTCCAGCTCGAAGCATATTGATTGTAGCTAGCTGAGGATTTTGCATACTTGAAAGCTGAGCTGTTATTATGCCTGAATTGATTGCACCGTATCGTACAGAAGGCATATTAGAGGCGACAAAGTTTTTAAGTGCAGGAAATCCGCCCTTTATTCTAAAGCGTGTTTTTGCAAATTCTTCAACATTAATCGAACCTTCAGCGCCGTCTAGAGACGCACCTGCAGTTTTCGGAATTGTTTCAAGCATGTTTGAGTCTAGAGCTTTTTTTATAAGCGCAGCAAACTCTTCGTGAGCTTTATCACGCATAGATTCTTTAGTTTCACCGGCTTTTGCTTCGTTTATAGAAGGTTCTCCGGTGTTGCCGTGCTTAATTTTACCGGCTAGACCTGTTAATTGGCCTGTAGCATTTCCCTGCATGGCTTCGAGCATTTTTCCAATTGCTGCATACTTTGACGATTGACTATCATACAAGTGAATCCTTAAAATATTCTTAGCTTTAGGAGCTTCACCGGATGATGCCCCAGTAGTTTCACCTGGTTCAGCACCCGGGACACATTCAATTTGCATTTTTATGCTTGGCATTTTAAACACAAGATCAGAGGCCTCGCCGGCGCCGTATGCGTGCTTGAGAACTTCTTGCTGAACCATCGCAATTTCTTGGGCGGATGCGTCTTTGAACTTTGCGTTGACTTTTCTCTTTTTAAGGTCTTCTTTATCTCTCTCGCCGTAGACCTTTGTCATACCGTAAGCTGGATTACCTTGATCAGCCAAGAAATTGCCGTTAATGAAGCCCATAAACCTGCCTAGCGACAAGTTTGGATCATTTTTTGTTTCTTCTTTGAACATGAGCTCAAAGTCATCGGCGTCTATCGGAAAAGAAGCTAAATTAAGACCATGCAAGTAGCTAGCTTTGTCATTTATCGAGTAAAATATGAACTGGATATCGTCATATTGTTTTGTTGCAGCGATAGGCAAGCCTAAAAACGTAGATATGACTTTGCCTAGTGAGACAAAAGACTTAGATGTCAGGGCCTTGTCTTTTGTGTCTATCTTAGTGAACCAAGGATCCGGTGTCTTCTTTAGCATGCCTACTTTTCGTTTGATCTCTGAAGCGACTGTATCTTGCGCTTTTTTGACTGCGCCTCCTTTACCATTTTTTCCATAAAGGTCAGTCATCTTGTCAGCAAGATCTTTCATAGGGCTTCCGGCGCCGGCTTTGGAGTTTCTAGAAATAAATTTTGCAATTTTTTCTTGAGTCTCTTTTTTCATTGACATGGCGCCACTCGTTGAAGAAGATGCAGAAAGAAAGTCTTCTCCGCCGGCGTCGGCTGACATGGCTGAGCCTGATTTTTTAATAATCTCTGAGATAGCTTTTGTTAGCTTTTCCATGACTTCAACTGAAGATGTTACTTTGCCTCCCATCCCAATCTTAACCTGGTGAATGGAATTTGCGCCGAACATTGAAAGCTTGATATCAATCTCTACTTGTCCTACCTCGTCGAAGCTGTATGAGGTGTTGACTACTCTATACTTTTCTTTGCATCTTAGTGCACCTAGAAAATGTCCCATTACAAACTTTGTTCTATCAGCCATTGTTTCATGAGCTTTATACTCGGGATGTGCCCAACCGTACTCAATTAGTAGATGTGAGTTTCCAAATGCATCAGGCTTTATAAAGGGTTGAATCTCTGCTAAGCGTGACCTGTCATGAAGTACCAGTTTTAAACTTGCTGTTTTAAATGCAAACATTCCTCCACCAGGTGCTACATTAAAGCTGAGACTGGTCAAGCTCATAAAAGGTCGAAATCTATCTATGATCGGAGCAGCGCGCTTTCCGCCTGGGTTTTCTGCTTCGTCTTCTGTTTGACCTGTTAGCAAATTCTGTTTCAAAAAGCCTTCAGAGTCTGCTTCATAGTGTACTTCATTTGCATTGACCAATGTTTGAGGTGCTGTGAACATTTCCATGCCTGCAGTTGCCAGCGGCGGAATGTTAGGGGGCGGTAACTCTTCACCCTCTGCTGGATCACCTTCTGTTTCATTCTTTTTAAACTCAGTAAAGACGTCTGCATCAATAGAGCTTGCAATTATTCCGCTAGCCTCACCAAACTTTACTCTATCAGCGCCTACCAGAAATTGTGATAACCCCATTGTAGATATTCTGCCTCCGTCGGAGTCGACATGTGACATGGGAGGTGAGTTTGTTATGGCAACAAGATCAATGAACGGAATGCATCGACTAAACTCAATTGTAGGGATTGCATTTAAGAATAAAGAAAGTGCTGACGTATCTTGTGTACCAGGGCCGAATGCAACTGGAAATATCTGTATTAGTGATAGATTAGGGGATATTGAACGATCAGGATCATTGGCCTTACCGTTAATTGTTGTTCCTTCTCCTTCCCCTGATATTCCTAACACTTCTTTCATTGACCAGGTGCCTTTTGCGCCACCTTTTGTGTGTCCTTGTCCAGAAGAAAAGTTTTTGCAACCGTTTAAGTGCCAATTCTCATCATCAGTAACTACACCTGGTTCAAATGTAACACAAAATGTTGTCGCTACATTTTGTTTTGTAGTTTCAAGCGATGTGTCTGAATCTGAAGTTTTGAGTGTTCCTTCGAGGCCGGCTAAAAACTCATAAATAGTTTGGCCGCCTTCTGTTAGATCCAACAATGCATTTGCTGCTTTATCTGCTGGGTCCGGAGTTGGAGGCTGGAAAAAGTCTGAGGCGGGATCATATGTGGGATCTAGCATTTCTGCAACAAACGCTGCCTTGGTCATTGTCCCAAAGTAAGACGCCATCTGGTTTGTAATCTTATCCAGCTTGCGATCTTTCATCCAACGTATGCCATTACTTGAGTCATCTTGGTTGGAATTCTAAGAACTGTACCAGGTGGTACTTGTAACCACCAGCCAATTCTAGATGCAGCAGCAATGACCCACCAGAGCTGAGAATCACCCAATTCTTTACCTGCTATATGATCCAATCTATCACCCTCTTCTGTTACAACAGTCTTGTAATCTATTGTACCATTTTCAATTCCTAAGTGAATAACTGAATGAGCGCGTGAAGTGCCTAACTGGCTGCCACCCAATATTCTACTGGTTCTAGTATATCTACTTACAGACATTGTTTACCTCCTAAAAGGGAAAGGGATTTGCCAACTTCTTAGCTGCGTTTAGAGAAGGATCTTTCGACTTGGCAGCCGGTTTAGACTTACCGTCTGCAGCTGCCTTGACCTTAGCACCTGAAGCCTTATCAGAAGATGGTGCAAACTTCTCATCATATGGATCTCCTCCAATTGCATTTGAAAGCTCGCCCACATTGAAGGGCACAGACGTCATCATTCCGTCATGGTCTAGACCCATGTGAAGATCATGAACAGGAGCAAACGACACTGATAGTTTTATCATCTTGGGGGCTCTTCGACCTGGTTCTATTTCCCATGTAGATTCTGCCCAGTCAAAGTTTAGTCCTGTAATAAATCCTGCTAGGCCGCGACCTCTTGAGCTCTCAAAGGACCTAACAATAAAGTTCTTTTTGCTGTCAAAAAACGCGTTTAGTCTATCGATACCAGCTACATCAGGTGGCACTGCTCCCATTTCATCGAGCTTCTTTTTTAGAAGTGCATCTAATATTCTTTGCTCCCCTTTTTCAGAGAGACCTATGATCTCAGAATGTTCTGCACGATGGTGAAGAAAAGATTCATCAATAGGTTTGATGTGATCATGAGCAGCGTCTCCAACTGCCAGCTTTACGAGATAAGCTAGTTCTCCAGTACCAGGATCTATTGAAGGATTATCTTCAGCTTCTTGAAGTGCGCTGTCAAAACCGGAAGGGCTATTTTTTTGCCCTGGAACACGCTTAACAATCTCAACTTCTACAGGTGTTGAATATTTGTGTAGTCGACCTTCTTTTGCCTCAGGTCCCACTGAAGGGTTTTGTTCTTTACCCATTTTGCCATCAGATGTTCGAGGCCAATACTTTGTAGGTGTAGGATCAAGCTTAACAAAATCGCCTACTGCATAGCCAAACTCAGGCTCTGGGCTGGGCGTCGTGCCACCTTGTAATGAAGATATCATGTCACCGTCACCAGTACCGGAGACAGATGGGTCAATAACACCAATAACTTGTTTGGACCAAAATATTTTCTCTGCTAATTTTGATATGGCGGCCCTGGCAGATGCAACGTCCTTTTTTCTTTTAGCTTCCTCATCCGTTTTTTGATCAATATTGAACTCAGATGCTGAGTTGCCTAGACCGAAAGCGCGTTGCAAGCCAAACTTAGAATAGTTTGATTTCATCATGTCGCCTAGCCTAACACGAATCATAGGGGAGGCTGTAGGTATCTGTGAAAACGGCTGGATAAACTTGTCGCCGTCGCCGTTTGTCATCTTTCGTCCTCTAGACCACTGAGGATAACACATTGATACAAGCTTATTTACATTCCAGTACATTACATCTAAGTCTTCAGCTGATGTTGCAGCAATTGTAAAGTCAAAGCTAATTGTTCGTGTAGTCTTGTTAAAGATCTTGACCTCGTCTGGTCTACCGTATCCCGCAGTCGATGTATAGTCTGTACTGAAACCGTCTGTATAGCTGCCTAAAAATGCATGAAATGATATTATCTCATTTGTTCTAAGATCATGAAAGTAGAACGGCATGTACTCGGCTTCTAATGAGTTTTCAACATACTCAACATACTCACCTGAAAGTCTACTTTTGATGCCCTCACTCTTTGGTGCAGTGCTAGTAAATGTTCTTCCGTCGCCTAAATTAGACAAGCTGCCTTCTTTGTCTCTTACATAAGGCTCACCGTCAATAGCCATGGCCAAGCCTTTTGTAAGCTTATTAGAATTGTTTCTTTCTGAGTTTGCTGATGCTCTTATAAAAGACATGGGGAGGATGTATCTAGAGGGAGAAGCACTATGCCTCCATGCCAATCGGCTGCCTTTTTGAGATCCTGGGTACATCGGACCGCCGAATGAAGGATTTGCCCTGCTCATAGATACTCGACTTGCAGCATTTTCTCTATAACGGTCTGGATCATCGGCGTCGAGCCTGGGATGATCTTCAATTCCCATTCTAACCTGATTGCCTAGTTTTGCCATTTGCATTAAAAAACGCCATGTTGAAGAGTTGGTTAGTGCCTCAACAATGTTAAAAATTTGTATTACAGCATCCGGACCCATGGGTATGCCTGAAACGGCTTCAGCTATCTGGTCAGCATCTCTTATTACGTTTCTGGTTATTACCCCATAGTAACCCGGTGAGCCGGCTACGACCTTTGCACTATCGATTAGTTTTGAAAGATCAAAGTCGCCTACAGGCAATTTTGTAATACCATAGAACGTCAATATGCCCAAATACATGCACTCATCAAAAGGATACTCAACCGTGGGTACATTTAGCAAGTCCCAAAGCATTCCGCCTGGTGAACCTTTTTTTAATGCATGACGTCCTTTTTTTAGTTTGTGAGGCTCTGATGGCTTTATGCCTGATCCTGTAGCACCGTCAGGCTTAAAAAGCATAAGAATTTCGCTTAATACACCAGCCGAAAGTATTACAGTTGCCATTCCTGCAATAGTATTTACCAACATACCTACTGGCATTGCCTGTGCAAAAGGTTCTAGCGGAGATGTTAGTTGACCATGAGACTTATTATTGCTTTCGCCTAAAACTAACTCTCCTTTATTTTCAGTTATCTTTGCAGACGCCGGCATTGATCTTGGTCTTAGATCTTGACTATCTATGATTTGCAAACCTGTAATCTGCTCAACTGTTGGTAATATTCCAGCAATGACCATGCTCTCTAGATCTGGTTCGTGTCCGGTGGCGGCGACCACCATTTGATGACCTACCTTTTTAAGCTCACCAAACGGCACCATCTCCTGATTCGGGATATACTTTCCCATCTCTGTCTGTTTAGTAAAGCCCATTTCATTTGGAGCATTTTCTTGCATGAAGGGTGTATTAGGTGTAGGGTTGAATCTATTTGATGTTAGTACAGCTGATATCTTCTTTTGAACATCTGATCCTTTTGGTGCATATACTGGCGGTGCACCTAGACGATTTGATGGTGCCTTGACAGATTCGATATCAGAATATACTGTATGGCCGAATTTTTGGCCATTCTTATCCTCTTTAGATGCCAACCCAGGAACGCCTTCAGCGTTATTGAAATCGCCGGCACTTAAGTTATCAAACTTTGCGCGTGCATCACTGTCTACCGTGTTTAAAAAACTTCCGACTGTTGTACCGGTAGATTTGATACTGTCGGAACTTCCTTGATTGCCCTGCTGGTTGCCATGAGGTGCAGGCAGTCCTGTGGACGGGTCTGTGAGCGCCATGTCTTGAAGATTGTGGTCTACAGCGTAGGCGTTAGGCTTTCCTGCTGAGCCGGCTTTGCCCTTTGTTACCCTGGATAAGAAATCACCGATTGTCTGTTTAGCATCTTTTGATATGTCATGTATTCCAATTTCAACTAGGTCAGGGCCCTTGGAGCCATCTTTTTCAAACCCTGGTGTGAATAGTTTTTCAGGCTGATCGTCTATATCAGAATTAGTATCACTCGTCTTCTTGGACATCTTGCTCCTCCTCATCTAATTGTTCGAGAAGCATCTTAAGTCTGTCTACTACACTGGCCAAGCCCTTGACACGTGTCAAGGTCTCATCCTTCTTCTCACTGGAAAAATCTTCTATTAAGCGTGAAGCTAAATAAGGTATGCTACCCTTGTGCATCGAATCCTTAATGATGTTTTCAAATGTTTCACCTTCGTACTTGTTCTTCTTCTGATCAGACATTATTTCGTTCCATCGCCTGCTGCTGCAACTTTGCCTGTAGCAGCGATCACATCAGCGATCTTTTGGCTGTCAATTATGACATTGAATGTTGCATTAATAGTAATTGGATCGCCCATTGTAACTGTAAGATTGTTCTTGCCGGGCTTGGCAAGTACCCTCGCAAGATCAACAACACCCGACATCTCAGAATCACCTATAGTGTTAATAAGGCCCTGGACTTCTAGCATTACGTCGTTAATACTCGAGACCTGTTCTGCGGTAACCATTGACATGTCCTCTAGCACTGTGAATGCAGGTGCAACACTCTTTGTCATCATTGTAGAAAACTTCTTCATTCTCGTCGCGCCTTTGGAGAGCATTTTGTTATCTAAGCCACCCAGGGTGCCGATCATGTCACCAAGCTCTTTTTTGTTATTAGTAATTGATCCTGCAATGCTTCCAATTACTGAAGACACGTCGCCTGTAGCACTTAGCTTGCTGAGTGATGATAGACCTTCTGCGAAGAGTGCTATTCCCGTAAAGAAGCTATTAAGCTTTTTGATACTGGAAGTCTTTATGCCTGATGACTGGACTAGTTTAGCCAAGCCTATCATGCCTTTTTCTCCGTCACCAAGAACCATCGCGATGCCTTCGGTTGCAGCTGCAGCAACTTTGCCGATGATAACGAGGCCTTCTCCGAGCTTCTTAGGATCAGCGTTCTCTGCAGGTGCTGGCATGATAGACATAATGTCCTTCATCGCAGATGCAAATTTTCCAACACCCTCTAAAAGCAGAGAAACTTTTTTGACGTCTGAAGTTCTTATCTTTGCCGCCTGGACTAGCTTTACAGCTTTACCTAATGATCCAATCAGAATGGGAAGGTATACAGAAATTGCAATAGTAACTGCGCCTACTATTTTAAGCACATCCTTGAGTCG